AGAAGAAACTATCAAGGAAGCAAGTCTGCAAACGATATTATGATTACTGGTAAGAAGTTCTCGTGGACAAACTTTGGATTATCAACTTCTGACTTGCAACTATTAGAATCATACAATGCAACAATAAAAGATTTGTGTAATCTATATGGTGTACCAGTACAATTATTAAATAATACAGAATCAACCACATACGATAATTATAGGATAGCTAGAAAGGTATTATTTACTAATGCAATCATTCCTGAACTTAATAAGATCAGAGATGAGTTCAATAGATGGCTAGTTCCAATGTATGGCGAGAATCTATACTTTGACTTTGATTATAGTGCGATTCCTGAACTTATGCCTGAGCAACAACAACTGATAGACAATCTATCTAAGAGTTATTGGCTTACAACAAATGAAAAAAGAGAAGCTAGTGGTTATGGTGTAGATGAAGATAATCCAATTATGAATGAGTATCTAGTTCCAAATCAGTTTGTTCCAATATCTGATTTAGATTTAGGTATATCAGATGACGTTACGTTCCCAGTACAAGAAGCTGAAGAAGAAGATGATGTTATGACAGAAGATGAGATGGAAGATATGCAAGAGCAAGAAGAAAAGCAGATGACTGCTAGATTGGAAACTGCGTTACGAAATAAAGTAGAAGAACATAACGAAAAGGTCGGTGATGATAAAACAAAAAGAACTACTGTAAGAACATTGTATCAAGTATATAGAAGGGGTGTAGGTGCATATAGAACCAACCCTGCATCTGTACGACCAAACGTAAGAAACGAAGACCAATGGGCTATGGGACGTGTGGGGTCATATTTATTTGCTTTGAGAAATGGTAGATTTAGAAGTGGCAAACACGATACTGATTTATTACCATCAGGTCATCCAATGTCTAGCAAAGACGATAAGTCATATCATAATGAGGTTTTTGATAATAGAGTTGATGCACAAGAGAGAGCTGAAGCGATTGGTTGTTCTACAACACACACCCACGAAACAGAAGATGGTATGGTATATATGCCTTGTGCAAATATGGATGAGTTAGAAGATGCTTTATCTAAGTATAGACACGAAGACGAAGAAGAATACAAACAAGAAACTTATGACGATTATCCCAAATCCGTAAGAGAGAACGCAAAGAAAGCACAAGAAATCAATGAATCTTTTAACAATCCTTGTGCTACCTTAGTGGGTAAAAACAGAGCAAACGACCTCATTGCAGGTCGTGGTCTATCATTGGAAATCGTAAAGAAAACATTTGCATATCTATCAAGAGCATACGAATATGTTACTGGTGACTACATAGATGAAAAAGATAAACCAATCTGTGGTGATATATCTTACTCATTATGGGGTGGTGATAATAAAGTATCTAGGGTTGAAGATGATCCTATGTACAAATGGTGTAAGAGGATCATAGATAAAGCAGAAGAAGATGCCACTACCTAAACCAAGAGCAGGAGAATCAAGCAATCAATTTGTTCGAAGATGTATGATTGATGATACATCTATGTCAGAATACCCTGATACACAACAACGATATGCAGTCTGTAGAAGCATATCTGCAAGAAAGTCAATACAAACAAAACAGAATAGAAGAAAAGTATCTACTGAATTTGAGAAACAAATAAGGATAGCACAAAAGAAGAATCTTCCCATTGCATATCAATTCTATATTATAGGATATGATAAAGCAGTTAAAATGTATGAAGAAAATCCTACACCAACAAACCAAAACTTCAATACATTATTTACAGAAAAAGAAGTAATTGAAATGTACAAACAGATGTACAGACAAACTGGTCTTAGGTTTGCATATTGGTACAGAAAAAACTTTAAGTTATTTGTAAACAAAATGTCAGAGTTTGAATTTGAAAGATTATTAGATAGAATAGAAAGAGGACAACAATTAACTGCACAAGAAAGAAGAAACTTAGAATCAACCATAATTGAAGGTCTTGATAGATACGCTACACAAAGAAGCAATTACTTAGCTACTGCAAAGGAAGTAACCTCTGTGAATGGTGTAGCACTACAAACACTTAAAAAGGTAATTACAGATTTGACTAAAAATGAAGAATTTATGTCAATGGGTTTAGAAGAAAGAGTTAGAGAAATAAGTAAGAGATTAAGATTTAAAGCTAGGTGGATGGCAAGAAGAATAGTGCAAACAGAGACAACTGCTTCTGCTAACTTTGGTATCCAACTATCTGCACAAGATATCTATGGTGAAGACAACCTAGTAAAAGAATGGATTTCAGGAGGTAGAAATGTTAGGGATACACACAGATCAGCAGACATACAATATGGTAATAATCCTATTGCATCAAATGAACCTTATCAAGTTGGTGGTTCATTGTTGATGTTTCCTTCTGACACATCACTAGGTGCATCTGCAAAAGAAGTTGTGAATTGTAAATGTTTATCTGTACCCTTCGTACAAGTAGATTAAAACATTAGAAAAAAAATTGTATTATTTTTGAAAATAAATTTAAGATTATGAGTAAAGTATTATTTAAGCAAGGAGAGATAAGTGACGTAGATGAAAAACTAGGAATAGTAAAAGGATACGGTTCTGTCTTTGGTAACGAAGATTCAGATAAAGATATTATAGAAAAAGGTGCATATTCAAGAACCATAAAGAACAATGGTTCTCGTGTAAAGTATTTATATCAGCACGACATTACAAAACCAATCGGCAAGATGAGAGAGCTGTATGAAGATGATAAAGGTTTAGCATTTGTTGCTGAAGTACCTAAGACTACTTTTGGTAGAGAAGTCTTAGAACTTATGATTTACAAAGTTATTGACGAGAACTCAGTCGGAATAATGCCAGTAAAGAAAGATTATAATGAAGATGGTGTCAGGGTAATCAAAGAAGCAAAGCTATTTGAAATATCAGCAGTAACTCTTGCATCAAACGAAGAAGCAAAAATATTAGAGGTAAAAGGCGAATCTGAAAAGATCGACTATTACACAAAGAGATTTGATAACTTAATCAAGTTAATCCGTAAAGGAAACATTACAGATGATCTTGGTTATTTAGTCGAATATGAATTAGAAGTTTTAAAATCTTTGATTGCTCGTGATAATACACACCAATCAGACAAGGAACTAACTCGTGGTAATGCACACTTAGAAACTAAGAAAGATAATATCACTTCAGATTCAATCTTTAATTATATGTTTAACAATTTAAATTCGAAATAATGGATGAGAATATAAAAAAACAGTTAGACGATGTTTGTAATATTATTGATGAGAAACTGGAGAAATCTGCTAAGTCAATCAAAGATAATGTTAATAGTGAAGTCGATACTGTAATCAAAGGCGAGGTTAAGAACCTTGTCGAGAAACATTCTGAAATAGTAGAGAGATTAGACAAAATCGAAGTTGAAAACAAAAAAGACAACTTTAGTGATGTTTACAAAACTAAGTCAGATGTGTTCGGTGATGCTATTGAAAAGAGCGAATCATTCCAAGCAATGAGATCAGGAAATTCAAACAACGCATCATTCGACCTTAAAGCAGACGTTTTAATATCGTCTGACTTTGCAGGTGCTAGTTCAGCTAGAGATGCAACTGGTGTTGAGAGAGTAGCAGGAATTAAACGTGATCCGTCAAATGTGACGAATATGATGAATATAATTCCAGTAGCTTCTACAACATCTAATGTCATTAGATATGTGAAAGAATCAGCTTATACTGACAATGCAAGTAATGTTGCAGAAGGTTCAGCACCATCTGATTCTGAGTTCCAATTAACTGCAACTGATGCTGTAGTACAGAAGACAAGTGCTGTTATGACTATCTCACAAGAGATGCTCGATGACACACCTGCTTTGCAGAGTTACTTATCACAAAGGATTCCTGCAAAGATTATGACTGTAGTTGATGATCAGTTACTTAATGGATCAGGAAGTTCACCAAATCAATTAGGTTTGATGAATGGAGGTACAACTTTCTCAGCAGGTGGGTTTGCTAACGCTATCGAATCTGCACAAGAATTAGATGTACTGATTGTTGCCCTTAATCAATTAGCCTTAGCTAATTATGCAGGTAATGGAATCATTTTAAATCCAACTGACTTCCATAAAATCTACTTATTAAAAGATACAACAAACGAGTATCTAAGAGGTAATTCTGTGGTAACAAGTGAAGGATTCACTAGAATAAATGGTGTGCCAGTCTATCTAAATAATAAGATGGCTTCAGGATCATTTGTTGTTGGTGACTTCTCACAAGGATCACAAGTTTTCCAAAGAGAAAACTTAACTGTGGACTTTGGATATGAAAACAACGATAACTTTGACAAGTATCTTGTCAGCGTTAGAGGTATTATAAGAATGGCTCACGCTATCTATTTACCAAACGCTTTCGTAAAAGGTTCGTTTAGCACAGCTAAAACAGCTTTAGAAACTTCATAATAAGTTATATTATTGGGTTATTAAAAGGGCAACATTTTTGTTGCTCTTTTTTTTTATCTTTGTTTAAATCAAATTTTAGAATTATGAAAATAAAATGTAAAGTAGATATTGTTCGTGAAGGTGTAGAATATGAGAAAGACGATATTCTTGATATACCTGAATCAAATGTAGATAAGTGGATCGCTAAAGGTTGGGGTACACCTATTGAAAAAAAAGAACATAAACAAAAAAAAGAAACCAAAGAATTAAAAGTAGATAAAGAAACAAAATGATTAGTGTTCAAATAGATTCGACTACTGGAAGCGAGATTGTTGCAAACTCTGAACTTAAAGATTATGCAAGGATAGAAACATCTGATGATGATACTATCGTTGCAGAAATGATTAAGTCTGCTAGAGAGAAGTGTGAAGCATATATAAACAGAGATATTGTCGCAAAGACAAGAACGCTGTTCATAAGTGATGTCCATAGATCAGGTGAATACGGTGACTTGTATAGACGTAAGATCAAAATAGTCTTGCCATTTGCACCAATAGCATCTGTAACATCTGTGCAACAACAAGATAGTAGTGGTTCACTATCAAGTATAGGTCATAATGTTTATGGGTTTGAAGATAAATATATTGAGATACCTTCAGACTATGTTCGTAATATAAAGATCGTATATACAACAAGTGGTCTTTCATTTAGTGATATTAAAATGGCGATTAAACAATTAGCAACAACGTACTACGATAACAGAGCAGAATATGTTAAAGGAACTATTGTTGCACAGTTACCCACAAACATAAAAAGTATATTATCTAAATATGTTTACTATAATGAGTTATGATAAAAGCAGGGGATTTACGATACAGATTAACGGTAAAGAGAAACACTAATTCTGCTGATGGGTATGGTGGCTTCACATCTTCTCAGTCAACTATAGGTACATTTTGGTGTGATCGTGAGTTCTTAAATGGAAGAATGATATTTAGAGATGGTAAACGAATACTTCAAACTGGTATTGAGCTGACATTGCGTAAGAACACAGCTACGACAAACATTCAAAGAGGTGACATATTATTTCTTACAAACGATTCTAATAAGTATAGAATCAACGAGATGTATGAAGAAGATTTATACACATTTAAAATATTAGCAGATAAACAACAATAATGGCAAAGAAAAACGCAAAGATGTCAGCAGAAAGTAAAAGACGTTTTAATCGTAAGATGAAAGCGTTAGCTAAGTTTATAAAACCAAATAAAGGTTTTTCTAAACTTCTTGCAGGTATGGGTACGGATATAATCAGAAGATCATCAAGAAGAGTTCCAGTAGATACTGGTACTTTAAAACAATCGGTGTTCCTAGAAGGTAAACCATTCAGTATAGTAGTTGGATATAATGCAGACTACGCTACGTTTGTAGAAGAAGGTACAGCTAATATGAAAGCACAACCATTCTTTGAGCCATCCATACAAGAATCAATCAAAAGATTTAAAGATAATTGGTCAGTACAAATTCAAAAGGAATATAGGAAATGAAAGATGCAAGTCACTTCATACGTAAACAAGTTTTTGATGCACTTAATGGCAACATCACACTTAACTCTGCAAATGTACCAGTATATAATGTTGTGCCTTCATCAGCAAGTACACCATACATTTTGATTACATCTGTATCTAATTCTATAGCAGAAGATATTAAAGATACGTATTTAAATGAGATCATAACAGATGTGGAAATCGTAACTGCATTTGATACCAATACTGGTGGACAACTTGATGCTAACCTAGCTATGAATCAGATCACCCAAATACTTGTAGATAGAACATCGTTCTTTAATATGGCTTCTAACAACTTTAAATGTATTTCTGCACAAAGTAATGGTGTGGCTTATATTAGTACGGATACGGACACAGAAACGATTTATAGAGGTATTCTAACGCTATCAAACCTTGTAGAAGAATTATGAGATTAGAATTGTATAGATTTAGTTCACAAAATGAAAGCACACTTGGAATATTATACATAGTAAATGATGAAACAAACCAAAAAGATTTTCTATGCTTTACTCTCGAAGATCAAAAAAGGGAGGTCAAAGTTTATGGAGAAACTCGCATACCTAAAGGCACTTATCAAATTGAATACAGAAAAGAAGGAGGTTATCACAATAAGTATTCAAAACGTTTTCCAAGTATTCATAGAGGTATGCTTGAAATTAGGGATGTGCCTAATTTTACTCACATTCTTCTGCATTGTGGGAATACTGATGACGATACAGATGGTTGTCTTCTTGTTGGAAATGTTGTATCACAAAATATTACAAAAGATGGATTTCTAGGACAATCTACTGATTGTTATAAAAGAATTTATCCATTACTAGCAGATATTTTAGATACGCAAAAACATCTATCAATTAAAATAATTAATTTTGAAGAAATCTAAATCAAAAAAAAATATTATGCCAAAAGAAATCTTAGATAAAAAAGTAGCTATTGATCTTGATTCAGATGGTCGTAGCGATATAAAGCTTGACATCAAGTTTATAGGTCTATTAGTTGGCGGTATTATATCGCTTACAATGACTTATTCACAACTGACTGCTGAAATAGAAGTAGCTAAAACACTTCCCGAATATAAGATTCAGCAAGACGATACTAAAGTAATTAATCAAAAAATTGATTATTTGATAAGAGAATTAGAAAAATTTGAAGAACAAACAAACAGAAGACTAAATAGTTTAGAAGATAAAGTATATAAAAAATGAAATTATTAAGTGATATTAGTTTATCAGAAAAAGATGTAAACGAACAGTTAAAAACAACACAGACATTATCAAAGATCAATACACTTATGGATGTAGCAGATGGGTTGAAGGAATGGGAAGGTGTACAAAGGATAGAAATATTTCTTAGAATAGAACATAAATTAATGGATTTAATAGATGAATTGTAATGCAAATACATTTGGAAAACGTAGATTTTGCTGTGGTAGCTGTGACACTTGTTGGTGCTTTGCTTGTTGGGGGGTTGATAATATATGTGTGGCTAACAGATAATGATAGATGAATAAGATATTTCAGAAACTCTTTGGAGAAACTGCTAATGGTATCGCAAACATTGTTGATCGTTTCGTACAGACAAAAGAAGAAAAGCATAAAGCGAATCAAGAGATACAGCAATTATTTCAGTCGTTTGAGATTGAGATGCAGAAGAATACTACTGAGAGATGGAAGTATGATTCTACATCAGATAGTTGGTTATCTAAAAACATAAGACCATTAGTTCTCCTGATCCTTGTTATTTCTACTATTCTTCTAGTATTCATAGATGCAGGTAAAATATCTTTTGAGGTCAAAGAGAGTTGGGTTGATTTATTGCAGATCGTTCTTATAACAGTCATAGGTGCGTACTTTGGATCAAGAGGTTTAGAAAAATATTCTAAGAAGTAATGGCTAAAAGGTTTTTTCCAAAAGCATACGAAGCTAAACCAAAGAAAAAACGTAAAGGCATACACTCTAAAAACAGAAACACTAACAACAAGAACGGAAAATACTATAGTGGTACAAAATACAGAGGACAAGGAAGGTAAGATTTGTGCTTCTTGTAAAAAGCACAAACCATACAATAGATACTACAAAAGAGAAAATAAGAAACCTGAGATACATTGCAAAGATTGTAGAAACAAGAAAAGAGAAGAAAGACACAGACATTGGAAGCAAGAGTTTATATATAAGCTATCAACACACATAGATATTAAATGTGTAAAGTGTGGTTATGATAAAAACTTTAGTGCTTTAGACTTTCATCATACTAAAAGAAAGAAGTTATCAATAGCAAGAGAGATCAGAAACTTATCTGAAAAAAGTTTTTATGACGGTAAAGTAGATCGTATATTGACGGAGATTATGAGTAAATGTGAGATACTATGTTCTAACTGTCATCGTGAGCATCACAACAAGCATATAATGAAAATGAAAAAATAGTATATTTGTAAATAAAATATTCTTATGGGTACATCATTAACTGGAGTAAATATATCAGCGAGTTATCTCGGTCTTTTAAAAAGCACAGATTCATTAGCAATCTCAACAACTGCAAAAACCATAACAGATGGTGCAGGTAATGACTTACCGATCAAATTATCTACCAATCAAATGCTATTTGGAACAGGCTCAGAATCCGTTCCTGCACTATCATTTAACGCTAATACATCTGAAGGTTTCTATATTCCAACTGATGAGAATATTGGTGTTACGATAGCAGGTTCAGAAGTAGCTAGATTTAATTCTACTGGTTTAGGTATAGGCGTATCACCTGCAACTGGTTTCAAATTAACAACCTCAGACCAATCGTGGATAAAAGGAGGTTTATTAGTTGGTGGAACGAATGGTGTTAGAACAAGTGGTTCAACATTAGTTATTGATGGGGGTGGGAGTAGTTCTGTAAATCTTAGATTTATATTAAACTCAACTGGTTACGCAACATCTGATGGTGGACAAATTATTTTTAGTGATACTGGTATGTTGTCATTAAGAAGTATGGAATCAGGTGGTAGTAATTATGGTGTAAATTTACAAAATAAAGGTGGTAGTACCATTCTTTTTGCAGAAGCAACAGATAAAAATGTAGGTATTAATACATTAAGTCCATCATCAAAATTAACAATATCAGGTGGAGATATTCTTCTTGATAATTCTAATAAGCTTTTATGGGGCAATACAAGTGATGTTTATATTGCAGGAACTACATCTGCTGATAACATACAATTAGGAGTTGGTGGTTCAACACAATTCACTTTTGCACAAACTACAGGTGTAAGACTACATCAATACGGTAGTGGTTCAATAACTGGCACAGTAACACAAAGACTTGGTGTAACATCAAGCGGACAGGTTGTTGAGATTCCTATTGGTGCTGGTGCTTTAGATGGTAGCGGTACAGCAGGTAAAATAGCAAAGTTCACAGATTCAGATACGCTAGGTGATAGTATTATAACAGAAAGTAGTAATTTAATTCAAATTGGTTCTATAAGTTCAGGAACTTTAAATGAAGCTACTGGTGTTAAATTGGCTATTATAGGCGATTCAGGTGGCACTAATGATGGTCTTATTATTACAAGAGATAATGGTAGTCAAAATCAACTTGACCAATTTATAAATATATTTAATGATGGTACTTCTACCTTTTTAACTTCTGGAGGAACTTCTACTCACGGTACTTTTGATTTTAAATCTACAAATGATAAAGGAGATAGTTCTGTAAGCAGATTATCAATAGATGCTTCTGGTAATTCCACCTTTGCAGGTAATTTAAATATAGCAGATACAAAAAAAATAATATTTGGTGGTACAGCAGGTTCAGGTGCTGATAGTGCTTCTATAACTTTTAATGATTCAACTGGCATTCTTAATGTAACAGCTAGTAGTTCTGATTCTCATAAAGTTCAAATATGTGGTGATACCATTGAGGCAGAAGAAGGTGGCACAGCAACATTCGCAAATGGTGCAACAGTACAATCTGCTCTTAGTGTTGATTCTATTCAAACTATAGGTTCAGGTACAACTATGTCTTTAGGAACAAGTGCAGGTAATGTAATGACTTTATTAAATTCTAATTTGGGTGTAAATGTTACAAGTCCAACAACTGCCAAATTAGTAGTAGCAGGTGATGTTAATACTTTTACTTTAAGAGTAGATGGCTATGACACTACAAATCAAAGTTTTGGTGCAAGAATTAGAGCAGGTACAAGTTCTAGTGACACAGCTTTACTTGTTGAAAATACTTCTGCTTCTGAATTATTTAAAGTTGCAGGTGATGGTAATGCCACGTTTGCAGGTGATCTTACTGCAACTTCTAAAAAGTTTATATCAACAAGTTCATCTAGTGGCGATTATGTAAGATTATATGCAGGTAGTGGTACTGGGAAATGGGATATTTATGGTAGTGGTGCAGATTTAAGATTTTCTGATAATGATAGTGCAGGTGCTATTAGATTTGATACTAACGTAGGTATTGGTGCATCACCAAGTGAAGATTTACATATTACTGGTGATACGCCAGTCATTAGGTTTACTGATTCTGATACGTCAAGAGACGCACAAATAGTTTCTATTGATGGTAATTTAAGATTTGATGCAGATAATAATAATCAACAATCAAGCACAAACATATCATTTAGAACTGATGGCTCAGAACGAGCAAGAATAGATTCTAGTGGAAATGTTGGAATTGGTATAACCAGTCCACAAACTAAAGTTCACATAGTTGGTGCTAATTCAGATGGTTCATCTGCCACACTTAGAGTCGGTGGGGTTTCTAATGGCACAGGAAATAATGTTTCAAGATTGGAATTAGTAGAAAATACCACTAATTCAAATGCTGATATGAATTTTGGTTTTTCATTTACAACTGACGGTAATAACTCTAATAACTTATTAATTAAAAATCACGATAATAGTGTTAGTGGTAATACCGCAATAGAGATTGAAAGAGGAACAGGCAATGCAACCTTTGGAGGTAATATTACTGTAACAGGGTCTATATTAAATCATAATGAAAATAGTCAACTGATGATTTTTGGTGGTAATGATACCACAAATGATGCTCATATAAAACTACACGGTAACGCAAATAACTTTGGCTCTATGGAGCTAAACTATGGTTATGATGCTACAAATAGTTTTTTTAAAGTATTACAAGGTACTACAGAAAACTTTGTATTACAAGGTGGTAATGCTACGTTTGCAGGTAATGTTACATTTGGAGATAGTCATTTTATTGGTGATGATTCGTTTGATAATTTACATATATTAGCATCAAGTGGTGAAAATGTAGTTATACAAGCACCTAGCGGAAACACAATAGATTTGAAAACAGCAGGTGGGACTACTTTAACTTTAGACTCTTCACAACGAGTCGGCGTTGGAACGACATCGCCTGATGAATTATTTCAAGTTGAAGGTGCTTCAGGATTAGATGGTGCAACGCCTCCTACAATAAAAATTAATTCATCATCAGCAGGAACTTGGACAGATAACGCTATATTTGCAAAATTAGCATTTGGAAATGAAGATACAGCAGGTGGTATAGCTTGTTCCATAAATGCGTATGTAGATAGCACTACTGGAAACAATGCAGGTTTATCTTTTTCTACATCAGCATCAGCAAATACACCACTTGAAAGAGTTAGAATTGATAAAGATGGTAATGTAGGAATTGGTTTAAATAATCCATCTGCTTATGGTAAATTTATTGTTAAAGATTCTAGTTCTTCACTTATAAATTTAGATTGTACAAGTGGTTCTGCAAAATTAACCTTTTTTGAAAACGGTACTGGTCGTTTTGGTTTCCACACTTTAAATGGTTCTGATGGTCTTGCTTTTGTAGATGGTGATGGTAGTAGTGAGCGTTTAAGAATAGATTCTAGTGGAAACGTAGCAGTTGGAACGACATCGCCTGATGGACAACTGCACGTTAAAGGAACTACAAATAAAACTTTAAAACTTGATCCTACTTTTTCAACTGGTACTTTTACAACGTTAGCTTTTGCAAGAAATGGAACTGATAAGTGGAGAGTTTTTCATATTTCGGATGATAGCTATTTAAGTTTCTTCAACGAAAATACTTCAGCTCATCAACTAAGTTTAGCATCTGATGGGAACGTAGGAATTGGTACGACTTCACCTTCACAAAAACTACATCAACACGTAGCTGATAGTGGTTCTAATTATCACGCTTTTACAAATACCACTACTGGAACAAGTGGGTCAGATGGTTTTTTGGTTGGTATAAATGCTGATGAATCTGCTTTAGTTTGGAATCAAGAAAATACAGAATTAATTTTTGCAACAAATAACACAGAACGTATGAGGTTAAATTCCTCTGGGAATCTTGGTCTTGGAACGACATCTCAAGAAAAACGTTTACATATAACTGATAGCACACAAACAAATCAATCTATTAGATTTGGTGACCCATCTGCAACACCTTATGGAGAAATAAATTATAACTCGACTGGTTTTGAACACCTATATATACGTTCAAAAGGAACTACAACTGGATATGGTAATATAGTTTTTGAAACTGGTTCTACACCAGACGAACGTATGAGATTAGACGCAAGTGGTAGATTAGGAATTGGAACGACTACGCCAAATCACTTGCTTGACGTTGAATCAGCAGGTGCATCAATGAGACTATTTAATACTACTTCTGATGGGGATACAGAATTTTATATATCAACTACTGGAACAACAGGTGCTTCTAAAATTATGTTTGGTGATACTGATGATGCTGATATCGGTAAGATTATTTACAGACACAATGGTAATTCAATGGCTTTTGAAACTAACGATAGTGAGTCAATGCGTATTACAAGTGGGGGCTTAGTAGGTATTGGAAGTACAAGTCCTTCAAATAAATTAACAATTTTAAGTGGTTCAGGTGGAGGTGGTTCTGCACCTGATTCAAGAACACAATTATATATAGATAAAGATGGTGAAGCATATATTAGTCTAAACTCACCTGCTGATAGTTATAATGGTATAAGATTTAGTGCAGGGGGAGATGTTAAAAGTTTTGTAGAACTTTATGACAATACATCAGCAGGTAAAAAATTAACTCTTGGTACAGTTGATGCAAGAGATATAGTTTTTGATACTACAAATACAGAGCGTATGCGTATCACAAGTGGGGGATTAGTAGGAATTGGAACGTCATCGCCTTCAGTACCTTTAGAAATTGTTGGTGCAATAAGTGGTGGTGGTCAATTAAAAGTTTCAAGTAATACCACAGATAGCACATTAAAGGATTCAAGAATAGTAGCAAGTCATTACACAAATGCAGAAGAACCTATGGCTTTAATTGCAGGTAGAAGTGATAGTTCGACAAGTAGAGTTTTAATTGGTGGTGGTAGAAGCGAAAGTAATGCCTCTACACAAATAGAATTTTATACTGCAAGCAATAATACAACTACATCAGGTTCAGAACGTTTGCGTATCACAAGTGATGGTGATGTTTTAGTTGGAACTACTAGTGAAATATCTACTGGTAATGGATTTTCAATAACCAATACTGGTCAAGTTAGAATAGGTAGAGCATCTACAGGAATAATAAAACAAATTGTATTTTCAAACCCTAATGACGAAGTAGGTTCAATTTCTACAAGTGGCTCTGCAACTGCATTTAACACTTCATCTGATTACAGATTAAAAGAAGATTTAAAAGATTTTAATGCTTTAGAGATTGCATCTAAGATAAAGATGTATGACTTTAAATGGAAAGCAGATGATAGTAGAAGCTACGGTGTAATGGCACACGAACTTCAAGAAGTAGTGCCACAAGCAGTAAGTGGTTATAAGGATGCAGAAGATATGCAACAAGTTGATTACAGTAAGCTAGTACCTATCTTACTAAAGTCGATACAAGAACTTGAAGCTAGAGTTAAAGAACTAGAAAAAGAGATTTAAAAAAT